CCCCCATCCGGGGGCCTCGCGTCAAAACCTTGGAGGTTTTAACCATGCCATACGACTGGAGAGTCCGATATTCGGGACGAGCGCTGGCTACAAGCCATTCTCGTCGGAATGTCGGCATTCAACGGTCGGTGGAGAACGCACCTACCAAGATGGAAACTGTTTACAGCTTCCGGACTGGTAAGGACGTTGGCTCGTCTATTCCAACACCAGAGGACAGCTATCAGCCTTCGGGCAACATAGCTGAGCGCCTATCCTACAGGAAAAGATTCGTTGAGCGAGAGCTCACTCGAGTCCTATCCCAGGATGCGCGCGTCCCAAAACATTTCCTTCTCGGAGATGTTGGACATGACTTCGCAGTAAGCAAGTACGAGGCGCATTCCACGCCAAATACCGCTACTTACTGGTCGAACAATATCTACTACGACGGAGTCAATCTCACGGTGCCCACCTCGCAGGCTTTTATTAGCCTGACAGGTGAGCTTATTTCCGTGGGACGGCCTACCGACTATGGTAGTCAGTTCGGTCATGCTGGTGTATTCAATCCAGATGATGCCTATTACTGGCCTAACAAGGCCGTGATAGACTCTGCAGCGACCAATCTCTTAAAAGAGATGAACCCGCTGCAGCAGAAGGCGTCGACCGCGCAGACTCTTATCGAGTTTGCACGCGGGGATATCCCCCGCATCGGTCTCCGTCTGCTGACACACCTAAGGACCATTGAAGGTCTGAAGGCGAGCGGTGTCAGGGATGCAGCTTCCGCAGTGGGAGCTGACTACCTTGGCAACGTTTTTGGATTGACTCCGGTACTCAAGGACGTGCAGGCAGCTGTCGACATCTTTTCAGACATCGATGCTGCTCTGTTTCAGTCCTCTGATACTCGGAGGGTCAGACAACGTGAATTGTATCATCGCGCCAAGACCTTAGAAGGTTTTGTCGGTTGGCAAAGTGAGGGCCCTTTGATGGGCTTTCTCGGCCATGATGATCTCTGTACCATTACTGGTACGAGTGGTGCTAGGGGTTTCCCTGCACCTGGTACAATCACGATCACAGATCGCTGTACAGTGAGAGTAACGGCCCGGTTTAACACCGGTATCCGCCCGTCAGCCGCTAACAATGGCTTTTGGGACCGTGGCGAAGAGCTTAACAGACTCCTCGGTGCGGAATTCTCACCTGCTTTGATCTGGGAGCTTACTCCGTGGTCATGGTTAGTCGACTGGTTCTTTAACATAGGATCAGTGCTGGAGAACCTGAGTTCTCTCGGCTTGACTAATACCATCCTGAATTACGCGTACGCTACCACCCGCCGTGAGGCGAAATGGTTGGCGCACAGTGAGTCTTATGTTCGACCAGCGGGTATGACTGGCTCGGGAACGCGTGCGTTCTCGGGCGGGTCCTACGTTGCCACGGTCGATCAGAAGATAAGGATGGCCGCCTCACCTTTCGGTTTTGGCGTTAGCGGAGGCTCACTTTCCAGTGGGCAAACCGCTATCCTAGTCGCACTGGGCCTAGCCCGGTCGCGATGACACAATTTCACAACAACTCAACAGAGAGAAGGAGAAACTGTGGCTTTCGCAGATCCTCAGTCCATCACTATTGGAACGACGCCTGGCGTCGTTTCACTCCCTCGTGTCAACACGGGGTCGGCAGTTGGTACCTTTTCCAACTACGACTCCAAGGTTGACCTCGAGGTTTCGACCTCTTACGGCAAGCGGTCGCGCCACGTGGCGCGGCTTACCTACCGTAAGGTCGTCACTGATCCCCTGGTGTCCACGACTAACGTCCTGGCATCCGGTACGGTCACTCTGACGATTGACGCCCCCGCTTCGGGATTCTCTGCTGCAGAGCAGAAAGACCTGGCTAAGGCGCTCATTGGTCATCTCACCGCCTCCTCCGACGCAGCTCTTGTTAAGCTGATCGCCGGGGAGAACTGATGACGGAGACCATCCTGACGCTCACCCTTATCACCCTCATGGGTGGTTTCGGGCTGACGGTTGGACTGATCATCGGATTGTTCCGAAAGGGCAATGCATGAGGTGATGGATCGGAAATGCGAGATCACGACTGGAAGCTATTACCCCACGAAAGGAGCAAAGCTTGAAAAGCCAGTTCGATCTCCATGCAGCCGTCCTGGAAGACCAGGCACGACTGCTAGGCCTTGACGCCTCAATGGACCTCGCTACTTTGAGGTCCGCCGTCGAATGTCTGGGTCAGACGACCCTGACGATCACCCTGCCGGCTGTGGGTGCTGCCTTTGAGCAGTCACTCGCAATCGGCCTTCTTGCGCTCAATGGCCTTCCCCTTACCAGGAGAAGGTCCAAAAGCGATGTGAGGCCAGCTTTTATGCATGGCTTCTTCAAGAAGGTGTTCGACGAAAAAGGCGTTCTCTTGGCACATCCAGACGCGGATGCCGTTCGCGCGATCAGGCAGGTTTTACACCTGCATGGGAAGCTTAAGAAACTTCCGACCGATGATAAGGTCACCGCAGCGATCGAGCAATACCGCGCAACGGATGAATCACTGTCCGCCGTCGACATCCCAAGTGAGCTCCTTGTGGAGTTCATGAAAGAGTCGCGGCGGCTGTGGGGTTCCAACTTCAACTCCATGGAGGCCTTTCTCTTCCGAGATGGCTTCCTTAAGGATGCGAAGCATGGACCCGGTGCAGTAGCCGAAAAGCTTGGAAGCAATTCCAAGTGGCTGAACCGATCGTGGACGGAGCGCCTTGATAGGCACTTCCCCGCGCTCGAGTATCTGGATCATCGATTCGTCGAAGACGATGAGAGAATCCATCTGCACCCCCCCGGAACCGAACCGCCCGCTCGGGTGGTTTGTGTTCCTAAAACGGCGAAGACACCACGTGTGATCACCATTGAACCGGTTTATAACCAGTTCATCCAGCAGGGACTAAAGTCCCTGTTCGAAGAGTGGATGAATGTCCACCCTATGGTCTCATACGTGAGCCAGGAACCGAATCGCGCTCTCGCACGACGAGGTTCTAGGAATGGTGATTTTGCGACTATTGACCTCTCTGAGGCCAGTGATCG